GCCAAAATCACCAATAAGTCCGGCACTAAAGCCGACTTCAAAACCCTGGATCTGATCGTCCCCTCTCCTGATCGTCGTCCTGATGATCGCGTGCGCGATGATCGTACTTCCATGGTTGTTCAGGCTAGTACTGCACGTCCTGCCTACATCTATGGCGTTTCTCTCGCCATTGGTCAAGACAGCCCTAGCGCTGGTGAGCCCTCTTACCCCGCTTCTCCGCTGACTGCTGACATCCAAGGCACCAACACCGAGGTACTTTGCTTAGGTGGCGACAACTCTGGCGCTCCTGGTCTGCCTGCTTCTACCGTCACGAACGGCCTTCGTGCTGCCGGTGCAAGCCTGACTATCGGTGCTTCCGGCATCGCTCAGGGCACCAGTGACGTTTCTGCTGGTAAGGCTCCTTTCCTGACCTCCATCACCAACTCAGGTTCTACCTACACTGGTGCTGACTTTGCTGATGCAATGATGTTTGAGGCCACGTCTGATTTGACGTTCAAGGTCTTCAACATGAACGCTGTGGCAAATACCGGTGCTGCTAATGGTGACGGTGTGTTTATCTCCGACGCCGACGCTGATGCTGGCAAAGCTGCCTACATCATTGCTCGTGTCAACTACCTGCGTCCCGCAGCTGCAGCTACCTTCAACGACATTGTTGGTATGCTGGACTTCGCTTCCCAAGTGGGCGGCACCGACAGCTGATTTTTTGTTACCTCTTTCATACGGCGGGTCACAACGACCCGCTTTTTTATTGCTTGTAAGTATTTACTTTGGTAGGCTATATCAGTAATTAAAGGTAGTCATGCTCTATCAAAACCGTATCACAGGAGGATTAGTTGAGGTCGTCTCTCAGCATGGAGAAGGCATCCTTATGTGTCTAGATGCGAATGAAGAAGTAATTTATATTGACGAGGATGATCTGACTCCGCATCTTGATGCAACCATGGAGCAAGAGCGCAATGAAACGCGCCTGACAGAATCTTTAGCTGCAGAGGGTGTGAAGCCAGCCAAGCCTTCTAAGAAAGAAACCTTTCCCATTGACAATCGCGTAAATATTAATCTTGCTTCAGCACGCCAGATTGCAGACGCTCTGCCAGGAGTGGGATTGAAGACCGCACGTGATATCAAAGACTTGCAGCTTACTCTTCCCGGTGAGCGTTTTTCACGCCTTGAGCAACTTAAAGGCGTAAAGCGTGTCGATTGGGAAGAAATTTTCAAAGAGAATCTTGTGCGCGTTGAGTGATTATTGGCGCGTGTTAATCTGTTATTGGTGCATATAGTCTTTGCACGCTAATGCGAAGGTGAGCATTAATGAAGCTTGATACTTTCCTAAAGTCAAAAGTACGCTGGCATTTGGGGTACAACACTACGTCGATTCCTGCTGGCGATTTGGCACGATTGGAAGAGGCTTTGGATAACGTACCAGATTCGTTTTGGTATTCCAAGATTGTCGAACAGGTTGAGCGGTGCGACGAGGCTGAAAAGCGCACCGATATGACCGGCACTATGAATAACTCAACCGTTCCGCGGGGGAGAGTTGAGTCGATCGCTGGTGACGTTGATCGTACTATTGCAACCACGGATTTCAAGGAGACGTTAAAGACGTGGACGCAAATTTATATGTACGAGACTGATCGTTTGGCGTTGCATTTATATGTACCTAATTACAGAAATCCTGAGCAAGCTCGTTACAGGTTTAACAGGGAGGGTGCAGAATTTATCCAGGCTCTTCCTGGTCCTGCTGATGTTGCTGTCGGCACCCGCCTCCTTCTCGAAACCAACCACCGCTAGAAAGATGTCCCTTTCAATTCAAGAAACAGCGAACGTCTTTCGACAGGCAGGCTTCAAAGAGTCTGAAGTCCCAACCATGGTGGCAGTAGCCATGGGTGAGTCAGGCCTGAGACCAGACGCACACAATCCTAGATATCCAGATAATTCGTATGGTCTGCTACAGATCAACATGCTGGACGAGCCTGGCTACCAACTAGGGGCGGAAAGACGTGCAAAGTATGGATTGAGAAGCAATGAGGATCTAAAAGACCCACTCACCAACGCTAAAGTTGCACTTGATATTCGCAATACGCAAGGACTCAATGCTTGGTCTGTTTACAAAGAGGGTGATTACAAAAAGCATCTTCCTAAGGTGCAACAAGTATTAGGCAGTAGTTCTGCTTCGACCTCACCCGTAGCTCCCCCGCCACCTGTAGATAAAGAGTCGTCTAAAGAATCATCTGCAAAGAAAAATGCGGAGTTTTTAAAAAGCTATATCGGCGGTGGTTTAGGAGCTACCCGTGCTCTTGCACCATCAGCTGCTCCCAAATCTATAAATGTGTTGGGATTACTGCAGGGTGCCTTCAAAGCCCCTGAATTGATGGACTGATGAGATTTGCAACAATACCTGGTTACAGCCAATCGTTTCCTGTGACGTACAGGAACATGTACAACGATTATCAGCTTCTGACAGCGGGCTTCAGTGATCCGTTCAACATGAAACGATCAGAAAAGCACACACCATGTGATTTGGTCGTTTCATACACAGGCGAAAACGATCCGCGCTATCAGTTAAACAATCCTGCATATATGAGAGAGGTCACCCGTTCATATGCTGACTCCATGCCAGGTGTTGTCGTTAACAAACAACCGGTACAGGCAACATGGTGAAGCCAACAACTAGAGCGGGCTACACGCTTGGATTGCGTCGAGATAGCATGCCTGCGGAGCCACAAGGTCCAACTATGTTCGGAAGAACGCAGCGACCAAGAATGGCAGGAGATGTGTTGCCGCTAAACTTATTAGAGCCAGGTGAACAACCTGTGCCTTATGCAACAGGAAACATACTACGCCAAGGCTTGCGTGGTACGCCTCCTTCCCCTCCTAATCTGAACCTACTAACAAGGTAATGGGACAAGCTAAAGAACAGTTGGGCGGACTTCCCATGCCTCAAGATGTCATGGGAAATTCTTCAGAATCAGTTGAGCGTATGGCTGGAAGTACTTTTGGCGTTGAAGAACCCTCTGGTTTCGAAGAACAGATCGGCTCCAAATACGGAGGTAGTTCACCATCAAAATTATCTCGCTCAAAATATCTATCTGATAGCGGGACACAGAGTTTCGGATCTTAATTATGTCAAAAAATAAAATGCCGCCTGAGCTTCTTGCTCATTTCAAAAAAAAGAAAGAAGACAAAGAGGGTAAGGGTGAAGAAAAAATGACTGACAAGGAGAAGCGTAAGGATGCTTTGAAGAAAGCAAGATCACGCATGGAGAAGAAGGACAAAAAAGAAGATTGATCTGATACCGCTATAATACATTTAAAGAAACCCGCTGAGAAGAAGTGTCAAGCAGTAGTTCTAATAAACAGCCGTTGATGGTCGATCGTCCGGCAACGACGTCCACTTTGCTGACGGTTGCTTCTGGCCAGGCATTTAGCACTAGCCTGGTTCCAACTGCTGTTGGTAATGCGACAAAGATCTTTGACGTTGACTCAGGGCAGACAGACACTTCAATTTCAGGCGCTTACATCGACGAAATCTTTTTGCGCTACAGCAAGCGCACAATCGAAAAGATCGATGCACAGACTGCTACGACTGGCACTTACTCTGCAAACGGCACCACAATTACAGTAACGATCAGCGCTGGTCATAATCTTCAAGTTGGGCAGAAGACCTTTTTAGACATCACGAGCCGCAGTTCAGGCACGGACCCCATCGATTTGGAGGCAACAGTGTTGACTGTTACTCCAACTACATTTACAGCAGCCATTCCAAGCATTAGCGGCACTATTACTGGCAATGTTGATGTGTCTCTTCCCATCGACATCTGTTTCTATTTAGTTAGTGTCGGTACCGTCAGTAATACAAATCAATTTTTCCCTCTATTTGTCTCTAGTGTTGAAGCCGTAAAAGAGAATCTTGCTTACAGTTTGACTATCAAAAAAGATTTACCTTTAATTAATCACCCTACCGTCCAAGCAGGCGCTAATTTTGACGGCGCTAATAGTCAAATCGCTCCTAAACAGCGTGGTTTGATGCTGCGTCGTGGTCAAGCTCTCTATGCCGCTGTCAGTGGCGCCACTGCACTAACAAATGGCTTCTATGTAGGCGTACAAGGCGGCTTCTATTGATTTAAAATCATGCCTTTTGGACTCAACAAGTTCAAAAGCTCGTCATCAGGGCCTTTTGACCGCAATCAAGACAAAAATTTCACTAAATTAACGTCTTTTCAGGGGCCAAACCGTCGTGCAGCGGCTCCTAATCCCTTTGACATCACTAGAAACCCAGAAGAGAGTAGTGAAGTCAGGTTTTACAACCAAGATTCGCTCTGGTCGCGTTGGAGAAGAGGTTATGAGCTATATTCCATCACGCAAAGCACATTAGGCTCTTCTTTTAGAGAGCGAAAGGCGCGTGGAGATTACAGGCTATATTTTTCCTTTCAACAATTCCCTGGAATTTTTGTCCCGGCACGATTATTTACATATCCATCAGCAAGTAATGAGATAGGCGAACAATTAGTGGGAATGCGCGACACAAATGCGTTTTCTTTTTACGATATTGGGATTCCAATCGAAGAAGTTCGTTACTTGTCTGATGCAGTTAGTGCCACATACAGCCAAGCGGGCACTACGATAACCGTAACTAAATCAGATCATAATTATTTCATTGGTGATCAGATTTATCTGGACTTTACGACAGGTGGAGCGACCGATGCAACGTTAACGATCACTGATAGGACACAAAATACATTTACGTTGACAGCAGCAACGTCTGCCACCACAAGTGGCAACGTTACTTACTATTTGTCTGCAGCATTCACAGACCCAAGGTGGACCACTACACGAGTAAAACTACGTGAGTTACCTGAGCAGGTCGGCTTGCTAAAAGATGAACGTATTACAGACAGGGTTATTGAACGTGATCCTGGTATAAGTGCCACGTACTCAAGATCATTTTCAACAGTTACTGTCACGACCAGCTCAGCGCACGGGCTTGCGACGGGGAACAAAGTTTTTCTCGACGTTTCTACAGGTGTGGTGGCATCCGGTAGATATTCGATTACCGTAACAGGATCTACAACCTTTACATTTTTAACGATAACAAGTGGTACGACAACGGGAAACGCAAAGGTAAATAGACTAATCCGAGGGTTCGATTACACCGATTATGTTGGCTTCACCGTTACAGGTTCGGACGCGACCACGAAAGAAATTATTTTTCAACGAAAGGACAGCTACGGTGCAAAGACCGTGTCTGGAATCACCGCAACTGTTGTCCCAGCACATCGCGGTTTTAAAGTAGGCCGCTTTCTTACTACAGAATTAAGATGGCAATGCAGTTGTCAAGACTATACAAAGAGAAGAGGTTACAATCTATTTGAAGATAGAACAAAGAAAAAGTTTCCTGTAACACCTGTTGAAAACTTACGTCCTGGTCAGACTTTAAGTAAAGATAACAGTCTTAGTGACACGAGGGACAATCCTGGTGTTTTTGAGGACTTTGGCTATACGACTGTCAATAATTTTTATCAGATTCCTGAGTATGAGGACAAAGCAGAGTTTTCATCCCAGAATTTAATGTACTATCAACCTCGGTGGTGCAAGCACATTTATGCATCGATGTGGGCACTTATACATGATGAGGGTGGACAACCGATCGCCCTGTCTGCTTCTTATGCGCAGTCGGGTCCAAACATAACGATCAGTGCGGTAGATCATGGACTTGAGCAAAACCAGCGTGTGAAAATTACCTTCACCAGTGGTTCTGCTTTGAGTGGCGATTATGTTGTTTCTTCGGTGACAAATTCCAACACATTCGTCATTGTGTATCCTTTTAGTGATACGGCTTCTGGTTATTGTGATGTGTCTAACTTGCAGCCTCATGAGTACGTAGGCACTTGGCTCCTCGAGCCGAGTGATCAACCCGTGGGTAAAGGTCTTGAAACTTTCTATAAGAATTTTGAGAAAGAAGTAGTTAAGTTAAAGGAAGCTGCTGAAAAGTATGTTCTTGACAGGCAGTTCTTTGGCTGGGCCGGTACGCAAAATGTCGTCGGTCAGAGAAATAATCCCGAAGACGTTGCTGACTTCAGGCCCTCTGCCGCGTCGATGTTGTTGACGGATGACATAAAAAGGAATGCACAGGGCCTTCTTGACAGAGCTGGTACGGTGTTTAACACCACAAGCAGGTTCACACAGTTAGTAAATAAACTTTTCAACCTACAACCCCAAGTAATTGAAAATGCAAAGTTCGGACTTATCGACCAACCTTTAAGTGAATATACAGATGAGTTCGAGCAGGGATTTGTAGAGGGTGGGGAATATGTAAGTGGTGTACCAACGGAGGTATCCGCAACTGTTGTGCAGATTGAAGGCAGCACCTACAGTCCGTTAACTGACCAAGATAGAATAATTGATGCCGGGATATACATAAATACGTAAATGTCTGTACAGATTCTTTCTAGAAGGTCCTCAGTCTTACGCGACCGTCCGTTTCCAACACGTTTAGGTGATGGAGAGCTTGCGATTAACACAAACACAGCAGAGCCTGGTCTTTTCTTCAAGGACAGTGGCAGTGGCCTTATAAAGGCAGGACCAGTTCATGTAGGAGCGACAGCTCCTAATGCCTCTGGCGTTGGGTTTACTTCGAACAGCAAAGGAGAATCTTGGCTTGACACCGCAAGCACACATGTATTGAAAATTTTTGACGGTACCTCTTTTCAGACGGCAAAAGCCGTCGTGTCACGTAGCGCAGGACAACCTTCCAACCCGGTAGACGGACAGTTGCACTACGACTCCACTGCTTCTAATTTATTGATGTATGATGCTACAGCAGCTGCGTGGGTAACGATTTAATTTTTAAGCAAATGATCAAGTATGCGATCAAGCTTGGTGTGAACTGACTCTATTTCACGTAAAAAATCTTCTTTTAAGACATACTCGCGTGTAACTCTGTCCTGCAAGTCGTCGATGTCGTCTTGTATTCTTTCGAAACGGTGCTCGATTTTTTTATTAAAATTATTCAGAGCACGTGAAAGCCCGGTGAAAGCACCAATACCTCCTGTAATCACAGCAGTAATCACCTCTGGCGACATAACACTTGTCCTATAAAGTCATTCTAAAGTATGCAACAATTTAGAATGAGTGAAACGATGTAAGTGTATATGTCTAGGTACGAGCCAAACATAGGCGGTGCCATCGATATCTTAATCGATATCATGACGGCCAATGGGTTTACATTGACCAGGCAACCGTACGATCATAATTATGGGGGCTTAGTCGAGGCCTTAATTGATTTAAAAGACGGTTTTCCTACTTTTGCACCGGAACGTGTCGGGTTTGATGCAACTACTTTTGAGGCTGTGGCTGATGGCGATGCTCTTTATATGCGTGGGCACGACGGCAAGGTAGGTAAAGCACAGGCTGACGGGACATTAGACGAAGCTGTCGTTGTGGGATTTGCTGATGATGACGCTGCAATTGATGCAACAGTAAAAGTTTTGGTAGCCGGTCTCTTGGATTATCCCAGCGCAATCGATCCTGGTGATGTTTACTTTTTATCGACCACAGCAGGGCAGATAAGCACAACAGCTCCTTCTACGGCAGGTCAGTATGTCACGAGGGTTGGAGAAGGTGCCACTACATCCGAATTTTCAATTCAAATCGAGCCTCCTATCTTATTGTCCTAATGTCAGGTACAACCGATCATCAGCCTTATGCGCCTAATCAGGAAGGTGTCAATGGTGTTCTTTTGGACCTCAAAGCCACCATGGCCGGTAGAACTGTCTACGCAGTGGCTGGTTTTGGTGCATTGGCTTTCGAAGATGTGACGCAAGGGGCTGCTTTATATGCAAGAGCATCTGATGGTAAGGTGGGCTTGGCAAATGCCTCTGGAACAAGAGATGAGGCAACAGTTGTTGGTTTTGCACAAACCGCGAAGACTGCAGGTCAAGAAGTTCGTTGTTTGGTCGTAGGTATTTTAGCGACCTCAGGTTTAGATGTAGGGGAGCCGTATTACCTGGCAACAAGCGATGGAGCCATAACGAAGAATCCTCCAACAACAAATGGACACTTTGTTGTGCGTGTCGGTGAAGCAGCTACGACTGCAAATTTAGCAATACAGATTGAACCACCTATTTTACTTAGCTAGCATTTTTACTGCTGCTAAGATAAAAAGAATACAGCTATTGGCTTCTAACAGTTAGCTGCTAGGAAATCAAAGATGGCAACAAGACAGGCAATTATCCTAAATTCAGGTTTTTTTGAGGAGTTAAATACCTCCTCAGACAAGCTTGACTTAGCGGGCAATGATACTGATGATCTAAGTGAAGGCTCTAGTAATCAGTACTTCACAAATGCCCGCGCAAGAAGTGCGATTAGTGTCACAGATGTGAGTGGCGATGGGTCTTTAGCGTATAACTCAGGTACCGGGGTTATTACATATACAGGCCCAAGCGCGACAGAGGTGAGAGCTCATTTAAGTGTTGCATCGGGATCAGGTCTCACTTACAACTCCACAAGTGGTGAGTTTGGCACCAGTAATATTCCTAATGCTCAGCTTGCAAATGATACAGTCACTGTAGGCTCTACAGGCATTGGTCTTGGAGCGACCGCAACTAATATCGCCGGTCTTACTTCATTAACTGCTACAACATTGGAGGGCACCACAACCGTACGTTGTGGTGCAGATGATGCTACCAATAGCATCACTATTAATAGCGGGCAGATTATCTTTGAAGGTACTGGTTCTAATGCACATGAAATAGTCTTAACCACATCTGATCCAGCAGCAGATTATCAGCTTCTTTTACCCGAAAACTCAGGCACCTTACTATCGACAGCCTCATCTATCGCCAACGCTAATTTGGCGAATAGCAGTGTCACTGTAGGCTCAACTTCCATCGCATTGGGGGCCACAGCAACCACGATTGCCGGTGTAACAAGCCTTACTTCGACCACGCTTGAAGGAACAACCACCGTTCGTGTGGGTGCTGCCAACGCAGCCAATGGACTGCTTTTGAACTCTTCGGGGATCACCTTCGAAGGTTCAAGCCAAAATGCTCATGAGACGACACTTTCAGTTACTGATCCAACAGCCGATAGAGCGATTGTATTCCCAGACGCGGGCGGCACCGTTGCTCTTTTAGGATCATTAAGTGTAGCTTCTGGCTCCGGACTGACTTACAACAGTGGTACGGGTGAGTTCGGCACCAACGCCATTCCAAACGGTCAGCTTGCAAATAGTTCAGTGACCGTAGGCTCTACTGCCATTGCACTGGGTAGCTCTGCAACGACAATCGCAGGACTTGCTTCGGTCACAACCACCGCTTTAATTGTAAATGATCAGAGCGGCGGCTTCGCTATACGTGATGCAGACGATAATACCAAAATTGCTCGATTCGACAGCGGATCCATTAGCAGCAGTACGACTCGTACGTTTACTTTTCCTAATGAAAATGGAACTCTTCTTACATCAGCATCGACTCTTCCCGGCGGTGGTTTTATAGATAATACTTTTAGAATTAGTGACAACGGCGACAACAACAAAAAATTAGCCTTTGAGTGCTCAGGCATCACTTCTGGTCAAACCAGAACAATGACTGTTCCTGACGCCAGCGGAACAATTTCCACAGAGAGTTTCGCTACCGCGATTGCAGTTGCATTAGGATAGAGCTATGGCAACCCAAGTACAATTTCGTAGAGGCACAACTTCACAGACATCAGCTTTTACAGGAGCGTCAGGTGAGGTTACGGTCAACACCGATCTGAATACCACCGTAGTTCATGATGGTTCCACTGCAGGGGGGTTTCCCTTACTTAGAGCTGATGGAAGCAACGCGCAGTTATCTGCTGGATCATTAAGCAGCTGTGCTTTGAAATTTGCTTCAGACCCAAACACAGGAATTATTAGCGGTGGGCCTGATCAAATCAGCCTTGTGACCGGCGGAGTTGCTAGACTTACAATAGACTCATCAGGCTCAATTGCTATCCCAGGAAACCTAACGGTTTCTGGTGATGTCACTGTCACCGGGGTGCTCAATTCAACAGAAAACCTTGCATTAATTGTGGCTTTAGGCTGATATGGCAAACACTTTTAAAATCGAAACTAAGGCAGATCTGGTCACGTCAGCCATTTCCAACACTGCCACGAACGTGTTGACTGCAGGGGCATCTGCCACACATGTGCTATTAAGTATTCTTGTTTCGAACAAGACGGGTATCTCTTCAGATGTCGATATCTACCTAGTTACTAACACTGGTGACGATGTTTACTTGATTAGAAATGCACCAGTGCCTGGAGGGGGCTCATTAGAAATTATTTCAGGCTCCAAGATTATCATGGAATCCAGTGATGTCCTTAGAGCACGTGCTGACACTGCATCGTCGTTAGATATTTCCATTAGCTACCTTGAGCAAACCTAAGGAGGTAATCAATAATGCCATTAACTGATATCGATGGTCAGCGGCTTGGTGATAGTGTTGCTGACAAGCTTGGCAATAGAAACCTGATCATCAATGGTGATATGCGGATTGCTCAGCGTGGCACCTCTGCGTTTACTGGAACAGATAAATTTCCAGCCGACAGATGGGTTGTTGGTGGATCAACTTCCGTAGTCTTGACCTCACAAAACGAGTCTACTGAAGTGCCAGATAGCTTTCAGAACTCTGCAAAACTCTCGATTACAACTGCAGATTCTTCTATCGCTGCAGGCGATGCTTGGGAACTTACTCAGCACATTGAAGGTCATAACGTCGCAGATCTGCTGTTTGGAACGTCAAGCGCCAAGTCTGTAACTTTGAGTTTTTCGGTTAATTGCACTTCTACTGGAACTTTCTGCGTTGTCTTGCTGGGTTCGTCAGACGGTTCGACTCTTGATCGTTCATATGTTGCTGAGTACACAATCAACACTGCAAATACCTGGGAAGAAAAAACAATCACAGTTCCTGGAGACACTGGCGGCACTTGGCATACAGGCAATGGCAGAGGCTTAAGTGTCAGGTTTGGTTTAACCGCTGGAACGACGTATCAAAAGGCTGCCGGATCTTGGGGAGCTGGCAACATGATTGGCTCTTCCAATCAAACTCAGCTGCTCTCTACGGCTAACTCAGAGTGGTATGTAACTGGCGTCCAGCTAGAAGTCGGCAACACGGCGACACCTTTTGAGCACAGAAGCTTTGCAGATGAGCTTGCTAGGTGTCAAAGGTATTACTACCGTTTAAATCGAGTACAAGATAGCGACGTAATAGGTTCTGGTTACGCCTCTAGCACCGCAACACTTCAATCGATGATTAATTTTCCAATTACTATGAGAAGTAATCCAACATCATTGGAGCAAACCGGCACAGCAGGTAATTACGCTATTGGTCATGAAGCCACAGCCACTTCCTGCACCACAGTTCCAACTTTTCTAATGGCCACAAACACAACTGCGCGGTTTTATGTGGCAGCCACAGGCGCTTTGACCGTTGGGAATGGTGGGCAGGCTAGATTCAACGCAGCTGGCGCATTTATTGCTTTCCCCGCAGAACTATGAACTACAAAATGCTGACTCCTGTAGAGGAAGGAGCGCCCCAAATTTATGCACGGGTAGATGATGATGGCCTAGTTCGTGTTACCTGCGGTGCAGAATATCCGCCGTTGTTGGAGTGGATTGCTGCAGGCAACACACCTGAGCCTGCGGAAACTATTGATCCTTGGCAAGCTATTCGTACGAAGCGTGATCAACTCATCCGTGAATCTGACTGGACTATGACCCCAGGCGCCACTGTGGACCAGGCTCAGTGGACTGCGTACCGTCAAGTCTTGCGCGATCTTCCGCAAACTTACGAGAATGCTGAAGATGTTGTATGGCCGACCGTACCCTCTACATCAGGTCCTAATACAATAGAAGATTAAATAGAACTTAATCATGCCATATATCGGTCACTCACCTGAAGTAGCTCAACGTCGATATGAAAGTATCGACGATATCAGTGGCAGTTTTAACGGTTCTACTACGTCTTTTGCTCTTCAGGTCGGCGGCGTGACGCCAGCCCCTTTTCCTGTTGCTTCTGAGAATGTACTGATTTCTGTCGGTGGTGTAATTCAAGAACCTGATGGGGGCGGCACCAACGGTTTTCAGCTTACTGGTACGAATATTGTTTTTAGTTCAGCCCCTGCTTCCGGACAATCATTCTTCGGTGTAATTCTTGCCGGTGCTGATTATGTCACGGCTGGGCATGCATTCCCTGATGGTGATCTTGCATCGCCCTCAATTACCTTCGCCTCTGACCTTGACACAGGTTTGTTCAGACCAGATTCTGGTGCTTTGGCTTTTGGTGGTAATGGTGCGGAACGACTACGTGTTGATGGTAGTGGGCGGTTGCTGCTGGGAACGACGACTGAAGGTGAAGCCACTGCTGATAATTTCACCATTGCAGATTCTGGCCATTGCGGAATTACTTTACGTTCTGGTACCGGCAGTGTCGGAACAATTTTCTTCTCTGATGGCACTTCTGGTACTGATGAGTACCGAGGCTATGTTCAATATGATCACAGCGGAAATTTTTTGAAGTGGGCGACCGACGCAACCGAGCGGATGCGTATTGATAGCTCGGGGCGGGTGTTAATTAACCATACTGCTGACACATCACCTTCCGGCTATGAAGCAAAACTACAGCTTTGCGACACGAGTTATCAAGGTTCGACTATCTCGGTGAGGCGGGATCAAAACAACGCCGAGGGTTCTGCGTTGGCATTTGTAAAGTCGCGAGCCACTTCTAAAGGCGGAAGCACCGTCGTGCAGGATGATGATAATATTGGCGAAATTCGCTTTTTTGCTGCTGATGGCACCGATGCCAACAGCACATGTGCAGAAATTAAGGCATTTATAGACGGCACCCCAGGCGGTAATGATACGCCTGGCAGGCTGTCATTCCATACCACAGCAGACGGTGCAAGTACCCCGACCGAGCGGATGCGAATCGACAGCTCAGGCAATGTTGGTATCGGCGTTACCTCACCTGGCCGTCTTCTTGAAGCAAAAAACAGCGCTTCTGGCGAGGTTGTCGCTGCTAGGTTTTCAAACGGTCAAGATGACGGTTCTTCTGATTCTGCGAGCATAGTCTTCGGATTGGCACGCACTGGGGGGTTAATCCATGAAGCTGCCAAAATTAAAGCAGTAAAAGAGCAAGCTTTCACGGCTACTCCATCAACAGTTGACGCTTCTCTTTCGTTTGAAATAATTCGGAACGAAAACAGATTTGAGCGGTTGAAAATTGAGAGTATTGGCCGCTCCATGTTTTTTTCGGAGGAAGCTGTTACTTATATGGCATCTGCCGCTGGAGCGGGCACTTCTCACGCGCTAATTACTGGAGTGCATTCAAATAGCACTGTCTCGTTGCGCGCATTCACGAACGGCAACATTCAGAACACCAACAATAGTTATGGGTCTTTATCAGACTCTAAGCTAAAAGAAAACATTGTTGACGCGAATTCCCAGTGGAACGACATCAAAGATATTCGCGTTCGCAATTACAATTTTATTGAGGGCGAAACGCACACGCAGCTTGGTGTTATCGCTCAAGAAGTCGAGACGGTATCTCCTGGTCTTGTTTACGAAACGCCTGACACTGACGATGATGGCAACGACCTTGGAACGGTTACTAAATCGGTCAACTACTCAGTGCTCTACATGAAAGCCGTAAAGGCTTTGCAGGAAGCACAGACTAGGATTGAAACGCTTGAAACGCAGAACACTGCCCAGCAGACTCAGATCGATGATCTGCTAGCCCGCGTTACCGCTCTGGAGTCCACCTGATTGAGCCTCCAGACGCGTCTAAGTTAAAAGACTAACTCCTTTAGAATAAAGTGATCAAGAGATAGTCAACATGTACATCGGCAGGGGTATAGCCCGTGGGCAAAACCGTGAGATCGATGACATCTCGGGTTCATTTAACGGCACACTCGCAACATTTGATTTAGAGGTAAGCGGTATTGCAGTCGCACCGGCAAGCACTGCTCAGCTTACGGTATCTGTGGGTGGTGTCATTCAGAACCCAAGTGTCGATTACACGGTAGCAAACACTCAGATTACATTTACCACTCCACCTGCAAACGGTTTAAGTTTCTTTGCTGTTATGCAGGGAGACCAGGTAGATATCAATACCCCTGCTGACGGTACAGTCACCGAAGCTAAGCTAGCGTCAAACTTTACTGGCGCCACAGGTGGTGCAGGTAACCACGTCTTTTTCTTGAATGAGCAAACGGTAGATACGAGTTACACTATTCCTACGGACCGGAACGCCCATAGTGCGGGTCCGATTACAATTGATTCAGGGGTCACGGTCACTATTCCGTCCTCTTCAAGTTGGGTGGTGATCTGAGGTAAATTATGGCAATTACTATCAGCGGAACAGACGGTATTTCACCACTGAAAGCAAGTGGTCAGACACAGACAACTACGGGCACTGCGGCGTCTCCAGCAATATCTTCGAGTTCAGATACCGATAGCGGTATTTTCTTCGGTACGAACGAAGTAAATATTTCAACAAACGGCAGCACTGCGGCAACGGTTGATAGCAGCGGCAATCTTGGCATTGGACTCACGTCGCCCTCAAGCAAGGCTCACATTAAAGGCGGATCGCTTACTGTTGAGCACGGATCGCCAAGCACAGGGACGTGTCAATTTAATATTAACTCTGAAAACAATTCTCAAACTACTTTTTCTTACGACGACGCGGGTTCCATAGTCATTGGTACGGCTGCGACGCCACACAATCAAGGCAGCTTTAGCGAAAAACTGCGTCTCGACAGCTCAGGCAATGTTGGCATTGGCAAGTCAACCAACCTTTTTTACCGTTTAACATTCCAAGAAGGCAATGGCGATGATAATCGAATTGGTTGGGTAAGTACATCTGGAAACAGAAAATCAAGCATTGATTGTGCTAACACTGATGCAATTAGATTTAATATTGGCACCAGCGACTCCGAGATTGCACGGATTACAAGTGATGGGCTATTAGTCGGCACAGCGACTAAGCTTAGCGATGGCAAGGTCTGCTTTAGAGGCACTTTTGCTAGTAATCGCGGCCTTATTCTTGAATCCACTGAAAGCGGTGGTGAAATGATTCGATTTAACACCAGCAGCGGTAATGCTGGAAAAATTGATTCAAGCGGAACAAGCACCACTTACGCCACCTCTTCTGATTATCGACTTAAGGAAAACATTGTCGATCTCGACGGTGCAATCGATCGTGTGAAACAACTTGCGCCAAAGCGTTTTAACTTTATTTGTGATGCTAATACCACTGTTGATGGCTTCATCGCACATGAGGCGCAAACTGTCGTCCCCGAAGCCATTACTGGAACGCACAACGGCGTAGAGGTATGGAGGGAAGGCGAAGAACTGCCTGACGGCGTTTCTGTTGGTGACAACAAGCTGGACGAAGATGGTAACGCCATCCCTGATTATCAAGGCATCGATCAATCCAAGCTGGTGCCATTGCTGACGGCTGCGTTAAAGGAGGCTATCGGTAAGATTGAATCATTAGAGACCAAAGTCGCCGCATTGGAGGCAGCAGAATGACCTTAAGACTTAACGGAAGCAGCTCAGGCTTTACTGAGATCGATGCACCAGCTGCAGCTGGTAGTAACACTATTACGTTGCCAACCAGCAATGGCAGTGCTGAGCAGTTTCTGAAGAACTCCGGGACGGCAGGCGAGCTGGAATTTTCCAGCATGGTCGAAGACAGCACGGGCGTTGGTATTGGTACATCGTCGCCTGGTAGCTATTACGCAAACAAATTAGTTGTCGATACTGGATCCTCTGCACAAAGCGGAATAACGATTGTTAGTGATTCATCTAATCAGGGCATGTTTGCCTTTGCAGATGGAACAAGTGGGGCTAACAGATATAGCGGCTTCCTCGATTACAACCACTCCAATGACTCACTTGCTTTTGGAACAAGTGGGACCGAGCAGATGCGGATCGAGACTGATGGTGACATCCTGTTCGGCAAAATTGCAGTTGATTTAACGACCGGAGGTTTTGAATATAGAGACAATACTGGCGACCAAAACGTTGCAATCACCACCACGAGGGCTAGTGGCGGGGAATGTTTGAACTTAAACAGGCAATCTGGAGACGGAGTTCTAATTACCTTTTATCAGGCCAGTTCAGTTGAAGGCAACATTTCGGTTTCAGGCTCTACTGTTTCTTACAACGGTGGACACCTTTCGCGTTGGTCACAGCTTGCAGGTGGAGCAGCACGAACTGAAATCTTGCGTGGCTCTGTCCTAAGCAACCTTGATGAGATGTGCGAGTGGGCCTATCCAGCTCAGGACGCAGTGCTCTACACCGAAGAGGATGAGCTTCCTGAAGGTGTCAGCGTTGGCGATATAAAGACCCCTGCACGAGATGCAGGTACTGAAGATAACGAACAACTGAACCGCATGAAGGTCAGTGATGTTGAAGGCGATGTCAACGTCGCAGGTGTTTTTATGAGCTGGGATGACGATGATATCTACCCCAACGACTTTTACTGCGCGATGACGGGTGACTTTGTTATCCGCATTGCTCAAGGCACAACCGTTGCACGCGGTGACCTGCTGATGTCTGCTGGTGATGGAACGGCAAAACCGCAGGATGATGACATCGTGCGTTCCAAGACTATTGCCAAGGTGACTAGCACCACAGTCTCGACGACTTACAGTGATGGCAGTTACTGCGTGCCGTGTGTCCTCATGGCCTGCTGAATAAAACAACTTATAATATAACTAACGAGAGGTAACTGATGTCGACGCTCAAGGTAACGAATATCGAATCACCGAGTGGCGGCGGTGTTAATGCCAAGATTACGGATATTAACGGTGGTCAGCTGAGTAATCGCAATCTGATTATCAATGGTGCGATGCAAGTTAGTCAGAGATCGACAAGCACTGCTGTAACTACTGCAGGTACTTTTGTTTTAGATCGGTTTACGACAGGACATGGTTCTAGCTTTAACATCAATTCAACAATTTCACAAAGCTCTACAGCTGCAGCAGGATTTTCTAACAGCTACAAAGTAGATGTTACTACTGTTTCTACGCCAGTTTCAGGCCAGAATGGATTGATACTCACCAGAATTGAAGCACAAAATTTACAGCATCTTCAATATGGTGCATCTGGTGCTCAAACCTGTACGCTAAGTTTTTGGGTTAGGTCTAATAAAACTGGAACATATTGCTTCCAGATTGTGCATGCTGACGCCGATAAATATCAACTATATGAATATACAATTTCAAGTGCTGATACCTGGGAGCAGAAAACAATCACGATTGTAGGCAACACTGCTGCCGCAATTGCTAATGACAATGGAGTCGGTTTAGAGCTTAGATGGCATCTAGCTTCTGGTCCTAACGATCACGTCCCTGCATCATCAACTTGGACTGGCAGCTCACAAGGTTATTTTACAACTTCAAATCAAGTTAATTTATTTGATGACACTTCAAATGAATGGTATTTGACGGGTGTTCAGCTAGAAGTCGGCGACGTTGCCACAGCATTTGAGCACAGAAGCTTTGGCGATGAGCTGACTAGGTGTGAAAGATATTATCAAGAAAGCAGTCCAAGATATATAGCTGCACAATATCTAATTACTAACGAAATTGCTGGTCAATTTGTACCATTTAAGCCTGAAATGAGAGCTACGCCTTCGCCCACTTATGCCTCTCTTAGCTATAGGGAAAACACTGGAAGCTTTACTAATAGCACCCTTTCAAGCAACGCCACATTGAACAAAAATGGAATCAATTTTGTGATGAATGCTTCTGGGGCGTCTACCTCTGATTCTTTTGTTATTTTCATGAATGACGGCGAATTTGAAGCCGAACTTTAAGCCATGACTTTTTCCTATCAACTCGTCGCTGACTCCACCAGTCCATTAGATGGCTCGGTTGTTGTCGCACCTTTTATTTTGAAAATTCAAAACAACGTGACCACTTACGTTCCAAAAGATCCCGACAACAGGGATTATCAGGAATACCTTGAGTGGGTCGCTGAAGGCAACACGCCTGAACCTGCTGCTTCTGAAGAATGATTCTCAAAATCCTTGTTACAGTCACAGCACTTCTTGCTTTGGCTCCAAACCTGCTGATTGGTTACCTTTACCTGAACAAGGATAAGATCATCGAGCAACAGAAAGAAGCTCTGATCAAAAGCATTAGTGGCCAACTGACAAATCAACTTGGCAAACAGACCGAAGCCCTGACCGGAAATATGAATTCGATGTTTACTGATAAGGTGAAGCCTGAGATGCAACGCCAACATCAGGGACAGCTCGATGCTTTACCGAAACAAACTGGACCAGCTATCCCGATGGGGTGATGCCTGATATACCTAACATAGGTATTAGAGGTATTCAGCCTGTAAAAATCCATAGTTGGCTGATACAACCGCCTGTTGTAAGCGCGATTGAGGTGCCGATAACTGTCAATATCGGTACACCTGTCGTGCTTTTACCTGGTTGTGTCACCAGTCATCCGTTATCACATAGATCAAAAACAATTGCAAAGGATGATCCAAATGGTGTAAAGACATATTGTGATGCGAATGCGCCAAGTTTTACTCCACTCGACTACACACCAGAGGACTTGGTTTATACGGCTGAAACACCTCCTCCCGCGTACGAATCAGAAGCTCCAGAGCTTCCTGCAACTCCGGAGATACCTTCAGATTTACCTCGAGCAAACCCACCCAGCGCCGAACAAAACGAGGAAACGCCGCCCACACCTAAGGAGACCGAACCTGAACCCGTGCCTACGCAACCAGTCGAGGCAAAGGCCACGCTGACAGACTTTCTGCCGAGTCCTCAGCAAGTCACCACTACGGCTTCTATTGCTGTTGTTGCGACCTCAGCGGCCCTCCTAGCAAAGCCGCTTGCCGACTTGCTTCTAAAGCTGGTGAAACCTGCTGTGAAGAAGGCCCAGAAGAAATTGTTTGGCGTATTTGGGAAGAAGACGAAGGTTGAGTCGGTACGTGAGCGTGTTCTTGCCCAGCGTGATCGGAACCGGGCGCTTCTCCAGCTGAGAAGGTCCCTACAGAAATAGGATGCACGTGTGGTGCGACACTTTCATTGGGTATTTTGACCACAATGTCCGCACAGATCCGTGCGAAATCAGAGCCTGGGCGAAAAGTGATACCAGCCTTTGCTAATTCTCCACAATTTTTTAGCCTCGCAATTTCAAAGTCAAGCCTCCGGTTTGCCAATAGTTGTTCCTGAATTGCTATTTGAGCATCGGCTGCTTGCTTACATCTTCTCTGTAGTCCTTGGTCAAGCGGTATCGATAAGGTAGCTGACAAACCTCCGTTCCAACTAAAGTTATTTTTTTGACCAGTTCTTATTGGTTTGTAGTATAAAATCTTCCCGGGATTATCTAAAACTCCATCGTTATTTAGGTCGCTTGTGTCATACACAGGATCGTTATAGTAATCTTCAAACGGTTGCTGATATGATCCTGTTCTTGTCATAAATGGTGTGACATTGAGCGTAGGGCCTTGACACTGAATACCCGCACCATATGTATTAGTTATATAAGGACCTTGTAAAACCTGTATAGCTTGATTTGTTACACTCCCACTACTATTTGCAATAGGGTTAGCAGTAGCACTAACGCCACCGACATCACCAGCCAACGAAGGATTAGCAAATAAAGAAAGTACACCTACT